ATCCATTTCCGTATCAGGAGAGATTGATAGCAAGTTACAACGACCATAGATTTTCAATTGCCATGTTGCCTAGGCAGACAGGTAAGACCACATGTGCTTCAGGATTCCTTATTTGGTATGCCATGTTTAGACCGGATTCACAGATACTGATCGCGGCACACAAATACGCAGGTGCATCAGACATCATGTCAAGGGTGCGTTATGCCTATGAGATGTTACCAGCATGGATTAAAGCAGGTGTAACACAGTACAACAGGAACAGCATAGAATTTGATAACGGTTCAAAGATATCAGCAACCACAACAACTGAGAACACAGGACGGGGTATGTCACTTACGTTAGTGTATTGTGATGAGTTTGCATTCGTGCAACCACCCGAGAAAGCCAAGGAGTTCTGGACATCACTATCACCTACACTATCAACTGGTGGTAAGTGCATGATAACAAGCACCCCCAACTCAGATGAAGATCAGTTCGCATTGATCTGGAAAGAAGCTAATAAAAGATTTGACGAATATGGCAATGACAAAGAAGTAGGTACAAACGGATTTTATGCCATGAAAGCACACTGGTCAGAACACCCAGATAGGGATCAGGTGTGGGCAGATGCAGAGAAGGCCAGGATTGGTGAAGAAAGATTCAGAAGGGAACACGAATGTGAATTCTTGATCTATGATGAAACATTGATCAGCAGTACGCACCTAGTAGACATGGAAGGATCAACACCGGTAGAAACAACAGGACAAGTGCGTTGGTTCAAGAGACCCACACCTGGTAACACATACCTTACAAGCCTGGATCCTGCTATGGGAACAGGTGGCGACTACGCCGCGATACAGGTGTTTGAACTGCCTAGTTTCGAACAAGTGGCAGAGTGGCATCACAACACAACACCCATGAACCACCAGGTCAGGATCCTACAGAGTATCAACAAGCACATACACGATACGATAATGGAAAAAGATCAAACAGCATCTCCTCAAATATTCTACTCAATGGAAAACAACTCAATAGGTGAAGCGGCCCTACTAAGGGTCATGGACATAGGTGAAGAACATATCCCTGGAATGTTCTTGTCTGAACCTATCAGGAAAGGTCACAGAAGGAAGTTCAGGAGAGGATTCAACACAACAGCAAAACACAAGATAGATGCCTGTACAAAATTCAAGGAATTAGTTGAGAATGACAAGATGAAACTTAACTCCCAACTACTGATATCAGAACTGAAGGACTTTGTTGCAAGTGGAATGAGTTACAGTGCGAAGGCTGGACAACATGATGACCTGGTCAGTGCTTGTTTGTTAATGACACGTATGATTAAAACCCTAGCCGATTTTGACCCTAAAATATTCGAAAAATGGACAGATAGGACATCAGAGCTTAAACCAATGCCTGTGTTTGGATCTTTCTATGGCTAACAAACAAACTAAATAATGCTACATGAACCCAAAAAATTCACAAGACCTATTCAATAAGATCAGATCACAGTTCACGAACATCAGACTAGGTGATGAGAACGGTGCCGCGACAGCAGATCCAGACAGTGCTGTATTCTTTGAATTTGAATTCCAGGAAGATTCCGACACATTTGGTTCAGTGAGCGTATCAATAGCAGACGGTGACACAATGAAAGTGTTTTACAACCGTAATCTAGTGGACAAGATTGATGAGGACAGCAAGGGTGAATGGTATGCATTCCTCAAGGAACTAAAAGACTTTGCAGTGGAGCATCAATTACGTTTTGATGTGCGTGATATCACTAAAAACAACCTATCGAAGCAGGACTATGAAAATCTTGCAGATACGAACAAAACGGTAAATACTGATGGAATGTCGGAAGAACTTAACAGAATCACTAAACTAGCAGGTGTTGAAAAGGCACCAGTTGCAGAGGGCTTAACAGGCACTTCAAAAAGCTCATTCGAGAATCTAAACAAAACAAAATTAATAATCAGACACAAAGGCAAAGTTGACGAGACTGTGCCAGGTGCAAGATCAAGACAGATACAATCACTTTACATCGAAAACGAAGAAGGCGAGAGATTCAAGTATCCAATGACACACCTAGCAGGAGCGAGAGCCATGCAAAGACACGTGTCAAATGGCGGAAGACCGCATGATGAATTTGGACAGCACATTGTTTCAACATCAGAAGACATAGCCAAATTAAATTCATTCTCAAGATACGTTACCAACAAAGATCAGTTAAATGATAATGCTGGCGACATCATTGAACAGACTAAATTAAAACTAGAGAACCTAAGAGGTTACATGAAAAACATAGCTAAACAAAGTCACTATGAAGCGGCATCTAAAGATTTCAAAACAGCAGACGAACAAGTACTAGACGACGAAACTGTTGCAAAATTAAGAGAGAAGTTCACTTTAACAAACCTAGACAACAGAGTGGAAGATGCACTACCACTTATCAATAGGATAATGAGTGAGTATGACGATGAGGACCAAATGAAGATAAAAGATACACAACCTACTGTGATACCAAAAGATACTGATCCTATCAAAGCAGAACCGGAACCACAGGTTGATCATGGTGCAATAGTACAATCATTCTTGACTGATCCTGAATCAAAACTGATTCTAAGGAAAGATGCATCAGCAGACAAGATGTTATCAGCAACAAAATTCAAAGACAAGAGCACAATGCTCGGAGCAATACTTTCAGACATAGCATCGAGAATGCTTACGAAAACAGGTGAAGAAGACAGAGTGGCAAACTTTGCTTCAAGAGTAGCAGATGGCATTGAGTCTGAAGGTTCTGCTATGTTCAAACCAGGTCCAGACTACAACAGCAATAAAAAAATTGCAGTGCAGTTAGCAAAAAGATATATTGACGACTACAAGAAAATGCAATCAGATCCAGAATACGGAAAAGAAGTGAGAATGGATCCGGAAGATTACAATCCTAAGAAACATCCTAAACTAGACAAAAGAGCTAGGGGTGAAGCAACTGAATTTGAAGAATGGGCAGAAGGTGTTGCTAATGAATATGCAACTCCTAAAGACGAAGAAGACAAACAAGCAAAATTAAAAGCACTACAAGATTTACAGATGGATCCAAACACAAGCAAAGATCCGGAAATGCAGGCAGAGATACAAAAAAGAAAAAGAGAATTAGGAATGCAGAAAGAAGAAAACCAACTAGAGGGTCTAACTTTTGAGGACATCAAACCTTACGTTTCAATGTACACGGACAAAGATGGCAAGAAAGTGAACGCCGTGCTGGACAAAGACGGTGAAGAAGTTTTCAAAACACATGACGCGAAAGCGGCAATGGCATACCTTTCACAGAACTACGACAAACTAAAAGAAACTGGTGATGACGAAGCACACCCATCAGTAGAAGCAGAAGAAAGATTAATAGACTTAGATAAAGAAGTTTTACCAGATCCCGGAACACCATCAGTAGAAACACCAGCAGTAGGAACTGAAGACAATGCTCCAGACATGGTTGTTAGAGATCCAGAAGATGAAGCAGAAGACAAAGAACAAGAAATAGCGAAAGACCAAGTTGATGCTGAAAAGATCAACACAGAACTAGACAGAATTAAGCAACTGGCTAACATCCAATAATAAAATACCCACATTACCAATAATAGTAGTAGACAACTGATAAATATAGTTGTATATTATGTACTATATGTCTAATATACATTTAGGCAAATTAAGGCAACTTAAAACTAACAAACATAGGCACACAAGGAGGCTTACATTATGGCATCATTAGCTGAGATAAGAGCGAAGTTAAAATCCCAAGAAGTTAATCGCTCAACTTCACAAACAGGCGGAGACAACGCCATTTATCCACATTGGAATATAGCAGAAGGATCAGAAGCAGTACTTAGATTCTTGCCCGATAAGGATACAACAAATACATTTTTCTGGACTGAGAGAAACATGATCAAATTACCTTTCGCGGGTATTAAGGGTCAGACTGACTCAAGACCAGTGCAGGTACAAGTACCATGTATGGAGATGTATGGCAAGACTTGCCCAGTACTAACCGAAGTTCGACCATGGTTCAAAGACAAGAGCATGGAAGATATGGGCAGAAAATATTGGAAAAAGAAAAGTTATATTTTCCAAGGTTTTGTTACAACGAATCCGTTGGCAGAAGACTCAACACCTGAGAATCCAGTTAGAAGATTTATTATTGGACCTCAGATCTTTAACATCATTAGAAGTGCATTACTAGATCCAGAGATGGAAGAGATGCCTACTGATTACGTAAAAGGTGTTGACTTCAGGATCAACAAGACAACCAAAGGTGGTTATGCTGACTACTCAACATCAAAATGGTCAAGAAGAGAAAGAGCTCTGGACGAAACAGAAAGAGCCGCAGTAGAAACACATGGGTTACACAACCTAGGTGACTTCAGACCAAAAGAGCCAACTGATGCAGAAGTAA